CCGCGCAACAGCCACTAGGCCAGAAGCCCACGTTAGATTCGGTCGACTACGACACCGAGCGATATGAGACGGCACTTGCGGCGTGGTATGATAAGAAGCGCCAGCATGACGACAGGCAACTATCCGTCCGGGCTGAACAGGAAGCTGTTCAGAAGGGATGGGAGAAGAAGCTCGAAGGGTATCATTCTGCGAAGGCAGATTTGAAGGTCAGGGACTATGACTTTGCAGAAGAAGTTGTTCAGGACACCCTAAGCGTCATGCAGCAGGGGATGATCGTGCAAGGTGCGGAAAACCCCGCATTGCTCGTTTATGCTCTGGGCAAGAACCCAAAGAAAGCGAAGGAACTTGCCTCAATCACCGATCCCGTAAAGTTCGCCTTTGCGGTGGCCAAGTTGGAGACCAATTTGAAAGTCACGAATCGCAAGGCGTCATCCACGCCGGAAAAGAAGATCAGCGGCACAGGCCGTCCTTCTGGAACGGTAGACGGCACCCTAGAACGGCTGAGAGCAGAAGCTGAACGCACTGGGAACTATTCTAAAGTGACCCAATACAAGAAGCAGAAGCAATCGGCATAAACCCATAGAAGGACATGCCAAATGGCAAACTCGTTTTCCAAAGAAGAGCGCGTTGCGTTCGAAGACATCCTAGACGCATTTAACGATGCACTTGTTTTGTCTTCGCTCGTCAACAAGTATAACACCAACGGCCAACAGATGGAGCGTTCGTCGGACACCATCTGGCGCCCCGAACCCTACATTGCCCAGTCGTTTGATGGTTCGGACGCTACGTCCAACTTCAAAGACTCAACCCAGCTTGCTGTGCCTTCGACCATTGGCTACCAGAAGCACTCGACGGCGCTGCTGACCGCAAAAGAACTGCGCGACCAGTTGCAAGAAAACCGTCTGGGTCAGGCTGCTGCTCAGAAGCTGGCTTCTGACATCAACGTGGCTGTTCTGACTGTTGCTTCGAACCAAGGCACTATCGTTTCCAAGCGCACCACCGCTGCATCGGGCTTTACTGATGTTGCAGAGGTTGATGCTCTGATGAACGAGCAGGGCGTGATGATGAGCGACCGCAACTATGCACTGTCCACCCGTGACTACAACGGCATGGCTGCTGACTTGGCTGCACGTCAGACCATGATTCAAATCCCGACCGAGGCGTATCGTCGCGCTTACGTTGGCGAAGTGGCTGGCTTCCAGACCTACAAGATGGACTATGCAAACCGCCTGACGGCGGCTGCTGGCACAACTGTGACGGTCAACGGCGCCAACCAATACTACACCCCCAAGGCCACTTCGACGGCTGCAACGGGTGAAGTTGCAAACGTTGACAACCGCTACCAAAACCTGACCATTGCTGTCGGTGGCGGCACGGTTAAAGTTGGCGATGCGTTCACCATCGCAAACGTCTTTGCTGTTCACCACATCACCAAGCAAAGCACTGGCGTTCTGAAGACCTTCCGCATCACCGCAATCGTCTCTGGTTCGGGCGGTTCGGGTGTGGTTACGATCAGCCCGCCAATCATCTCCAATGGCGGTTCGACCGATGCTGAAGCGCAGTATAAGAACGTGACCGCAACGCCTGCAAACGGCGCGGCTATCACCTTCTTGAACACTGTGACTGCAGCTGTGAACTGCTTCTGGCACCGCAGCGCCATCGAACTGCTGCCCGCATCGTTGGCAATCCCGACTGATGCTGGCGCTGACATCATGCGTGCAACGACCGATCAGGGCGTTGAACTGGTGATGCAGAAGCAATTCGACATCAACACCCAGAAGACCAAGTATCGTTGGGATACTTTGTTTGGTGTGGTGATGTTGCAGCCCGAAATGGCTGGCATTCAGTTGTTCTCGCAGACCTAATAACAACTGGGAAGGGGCTTCGGCTCCTTCCCTACTTTCAAAAGGGGACTGACATGCCGATCAAAAAAGGTTACAGTAGCAAGACTATCGGTGCCAACATCAAGTTGGAAATGAAGCATGGCAAGCCCGCTAAACAGGCACTTGCCATTGCCCTAAGCACTGCTGAAAAGGCCGCAAAGAAAGCTGGCAAACCGTCTAAAGCGCCAAAGCGGAAAATGTCATGACTGTGATGCTCTACAAATCACCGGGGCCGCACAAGTTTCATGGCGGCGAGTTTGATTACATCATTGTTGAAGAGGCTGACGTTGATGCGTCTATCGCTGATGGCTGGGCATTGACCACAACTGAGGCCAGCGAGAAGCCTAAGCGTGGCCGCAAGCCAAAGGTTGAGGAATAAATCATGGCCTACACGAAGCGCGACATCATCAACCAAGCGTTTGCCGAAATTGGCATGGCCGACTATGTGTTCGACCTGCAACCGCAGCAACTTGATAATGCGCTTCGCCAGTTGGACATGATGATGGCGACATGGAACGGCAAGGGCATCCGCATCGGGTATCCGCTGCCATCTTCTCTGGGCGATAGTGATCTGGACGATGTGACGGGCGTGACCGACATGGCTCTGGAAGCCATGTGTTTGAATTTGGCCATTAGGATTTCCAGCGGCTACGGCAAGACCGTCAGCCCTGAGACTAAGGCCGTTGCGAAATTTGCCTACAACCAACTGCTTGGCAGGTCGGCACTGCCAATCGAGATGCAGATTGGAAACCAAACCGTTCCGTCTGGTGCTGGCAACAAGGGCTGGCGCTACTACAACAACCCCTATTTGCGTCAAGCCACCGATCCGTTGACGGTTGGGCCTGATAACATTTTGGATCTGGAGTAAATCATGGCTAACATCAATCAGCTTTCGTCTACCTCAACGCTTGAAGGCGGCGATCTGATCGTTGTCTGGGCCACAAACAATGGGGACAGCCGCAAGGCTTCTCTGACCCTGCTCACAGACTACCTACAGACGGCGCTAGTGCAGCCCGGCAGTCTAACGACCCAGTATGCCGCACCAAGCGCAACTGCCTTCTCTGTGACCATCTCTCTGGTCAATACATGGCTGCTGCTGACGCCAACGGGTCCGTTTGCTGCTGGCACGATTGTGCTGCCCGCAAGCCCAACCGACAAGGCCGAGGTCAGCGTCAATTCCACGCAGGCCATCACGGCTTTGACTGTCAGCGGGAATGGGGCAACAGTTACGGGTGCGCCGACGACTCTGGCGCAAAACGCATTCTTCACCATGCGCTATGACGCGGTGACGGCTGCTTGGTATCGAGTGTAAAGGAGATCGAAATGTCCACATATATTTATGCCGCAGACGTAAGCACAAACACTGATGTCATCATCCCAACTGGCCATACTTTGTATGTTGGCAGCACTGGCAATCAGCAATCGTTTGTGAACGTCAATAACACGCTTGTGTCGCTGTCTAACCGCGCACAGGGTTTTGGCCCATACACTGGTGACCGTGTTGCAACAATCACCAACTATTATTCCAATGTGGAATACGATGTTGGTCTGGCACCAACTCTGCGCAGTTTCCCGAATCTGTTTATTGAAAACATCCCCGGTGTTGGCTTGGTTCAACCTGCGGCAACATTCGCCACGCTGACCTATGAAACCAACGCGGGCCTTGTGCGCCTTGTTAGCGCTGGTGCGCATGGCCTGACAACGGCAATCGCTGTCGGTGCAAGCGTCTATGTGACGTGGGCAACAGGCACTGGCGTCAATGGCCTTTACGCTGTCACCGCGCTAGATGCCGACACAACGGGCGTCAAGATCACCATAAACTATCCCTATGTCTTGGGTCTTGGCACCCCGACTGTTGCAGTGGCAAACACGGTTGTCACGCTGGCATCTGTAACCATTCCCGCTTGGTCTATGGGCGTTGGTGGTGGGATGGAAATCGACTCTCTGTTCTCTATGACCAACAATGCCACGGTTAAAACGCTTGGCATGACGCTTGCGGGAACGTCTATTCTGTCGGCAGCACTTGCAAGCAACGCAAGCGTATCTGTGCAGAAAAACATGGTTAACCGTGGATCGTCGCAAATCATCAGCAACTCCGCAACATCGGTTGGCCACGGATTGTCCACGGGCGCAGTTGTTACAGTGTCGGCAGATGCAACGACTGATCTGGTGTTTGCAATCACGGCACAGCCCGCCACGGCGAACAACCTGATCCGCCTTGAATACTTCAAACTCAACATCAACTTCTGAGGTAGTTGATGCAAATCCCAATTTTGTCGGGCATATACGCAGACGGATCGCCAAATTTTCGGACATCATATCCGAAAAACATGGTTCCTGTTCCCAAAGATAATGGGATTTCGAAAGGTTATCTGCGGCCCGGCGAAGGGATTGTTGCACTAGGAACTGGTGTCGGCATCAGTCGCGGGGCGATTAACTGGAATGGCACACTTTACCGCGTGATGGGGACACAATTAGTCTCTATTTCATCGGCCAATGTTGTGACGGTAATTGGTGATGTTGGATCAGGTGGCCGCGTCACGTTTGACTATGGCTTTACATATCTTGCAGTGACATCTGGCGGTCGGCTGTATCTTTATGATGGCACAACGCTGACACAAGTGACTGATCCCGATCTGGGCGTGGCTCTCGATGTGGTTTGGGTTGATGGTTACTATATGACCACAGACGGCGAGTTTCTTGTCATCACAGAATTGAACAACCCGTTTGCAGTAAACCCGCTAAAATATGG